AGGTGTCCCTCGTGTCGCGGGACACGCTGTACCAGGTGGTGCACCGCGTGCCCAGAAGGTTCCTCTTCATAAGGTGGGGCACAAAGGGCATAAGGCAGGAGATGGTGAACTGCAACCCCCACGCTGAGATCACCTATTCACAGTACATCGAACTCGTCAAATGAACGATATGGAAAAGAAACAGACATTACTGCTTATCCCCTACCTGCGCGCGGGAGCCCAGGGTGGGGAGCTCGAGACGGCCGTCAACGGATGGCTGAAGTACTTTCAGGGGGATCTGAGGATATGCGTCATCGGCGACGACACCCCCATCACCAGGAAGCTGCAGAGGGAGGGGAAGATCACCGTGGCCGTGCTGCCCCGAAGAGCGGAGGATGCTTCCGAACCGGCGCTGGACATAGTGCGCAAGATGAAGTGGGCGATTTCATACTTCGACGGGGAGTTTGACGGGTGCATCTGGTCGAACGATGACATCTACCCCGTCGCTCCCGTCACCATCTCAGACATCAAGGTGCTCAAAGGGGTGGGCGCCGACCTTACCGGTAATATATCCTCCCCCAACCATTTCCAGCGGGCCATGTACCGCACTCGTGAGGTGCTGCAGTCTGTCGGAAGACCGGTGTATAACTACAGCAGCCACTGCCCAAGGTGGTTCTACTTCAAACGTCTGGCCACTTTAATGAACTCGTTCGCTCTCTTGAGTACCCCCCTTCTGATCGAGAGCCTGTACTTCAACTACTGGTATACCAACCCGAAGGCGGTGAGAGTGAATGTGAACAAGCCCGGGAACAGGTTCAAATGCGGCCTGTACACCGATGATCATGAGGCCAACCTCCGGACACTGAAGGAGGCTCTGGAGCGGGGTGTCCTCTTTGTCAACCACAGCCCGAAGGGATGGAGCGAAGCGCTCATTCTTGCAATCCGTGCACATTACAACAAATAAAATAAGTACTTATGGGAAACATTGACTTGTCAAAACTTTCTGCCGAGCAGCTCAATGAGCTGGAGGCAAAGATCGCGGCGGAGAAGACATCCGCCGACCGCCGCAGGCGGGAATCCATCGAGGCGTACAAGGACCTTGTAAGCGAGTCCGTCACCGAAGCCTTCGAGGTGCTGAAGGAACAGAGCACCGCACTGGCGCAGACCAAGGCGCGCGTCTACAAAATGTTCGAGAAGGCGCGCGAGATGAAGTCGGAGCTGTTCGACACGAAGCCGGACGGCCAGTGGTCGCACACGTTCTGCGACCGTGACGGGAACCTCCGCATCCGTCTCGGGGTGAACACCCTCGACAACTACGACGACACGGCCGAGGACGGCATCGCGATGGTGAACGGATACCTCGACTCCCTGGCCAAGGACAACCCGAACGCGCAGCAGGCGGTGAAGATCTGCCGCAGCCTGATGGCCCGCGACCGGAACGGAAACCTGAAGCCGTCGAAGATCGTGACGCTGCGCAACCATGCCGCCGAGTCCGGCGACGCGAAGTTCATCGAGGGCGTGGACGTGATCATGGCGGCCTATAAGCCCGTGGCCAGCAAGACGTATATCCGGGCCGAGTACAAGAACGGGCAGGGGGCGTGGGTGAACCTACCCCTCGGCATAACGGAGGCGGAGGAGCTATGAACGGGATGAGTACGGTGAATATGGTGAAGAAGCACATCGACGAGCACATCTGCGTCTGCAGGACATGCTCGGGTACCGGCAGGGTGGACGGCGAGGAATGCCGCGTGTGCAACGGGACGGGCCGCGTGGTGGTGTCCAGCGACATCACCACCTACGTGAGGCCGTTCGAGCCTGAACATTAACCCCCGATGGTCTTGGCGGCGGTCCGACTCCGCCGCGGGGGACGAAACAACAGCATTACCATGGTAACTTTTGAGCACGAACGTCTTGAGAGGCTTAGCGGAAGGCTCGGCGTAACGGCCGGAGAGCTGACCGCCCGCTGCAGAAGGTGGGACCTTCTGGAGAAGCGCCAGGCGGTCATGTGGCACCTTGTGGAGCGTGACGGCTGGGGGTGCGGCCGTGTCGGCGACGTCATGGGCTACAGCCGTCCGAACGTGCTGCATGCCGTGCGGAAGGTGCGCGGCCTGCTGTCGGTCGGTGACCGGCTGATGACGGAACTTGTAGGGAGGGTAGGCAATGAAGGGTAGGAGGGGCAGGGTCCGCGGATACAGCTACATGCAGCGCGTGGCCGACATCAACAGGATATACGCGGAGCACATCAACTCCGGACTGAGCAACCGCGAGATACTTCGGCGCTACATCCAGCCGAAGTATCCGGTGTCGGAATCCACGCTGTACAACCTTCTCAAGGCGGAGTACAAGCTGGACGCTCTGAAGAAGGACGAGTATCCTTCGCTTTTCGACGACAATCAATAACCTTTATAATACTTGTTAAATCATGGAAAAATCAAGACTTATATGCATCGGGGGCAAGGTCTACGACCGTGTCCGGATGAGTGAAAACGGGCTGAACGAGGCACAGCTGAGGCACCTTTACGCCCTTATCGTTAGAGAGCCTTATGTGATTCCGTTGTTGTTGGAGGAGAAGGCCGGGCTTATGGAGATGGGAATCATCGACGAAGCCGGTGAATTCTCCCTGGAGGCGATAGAGCTGATGGAGAAGTGCGAGGCCGAGGAGAGTTGCGCCGCCTGCCGCCACTACAGGAATTTCGCCGGCTGTGAGAGGTGCATGATTTACGGAAACATAGCGGACCCCGGGGAGTACTGCCGGGACTGGGAGGAGAGGCTATGAGGTGCGAAATCTGTTGGCGTGAGATTCCGGCCGGCGGCCGCTGCCGGACGGAGAGGGACCGTTTCGGGAACGAATACCACGTGTGCGGCAGATGCACCGTGCTGCGCCTGGTTGCCCTGGCCGTGTTCGTGGTGTCCGTCGTCTGGACGCTGTGCGTTCTGATTGCACGGTAGTGCGATATGCCGTAAGAAGGAGGAGGCCCCGCCAAAGTGACGGGGCCTCCTCCTTCGTTATGCGCATGCCGTCATTCCTCGACGGTGAAGGAGTACTCCTGCTCGTAGACCTTTATGCGGCCCGGGAGGGAGTAGGTGCGGGAGCGGAGGCGGACGAAGGGGCGGCCGGATGCGGCGGAGGCGGTCCAGTTGACGGCCTGGTTGACCGCCTTGCGAAGGTTGTGCCGTTCAGTGGCATAGCTGTCCTGTCCGGCGCCGGCGTGGGTGTCGTCGTAGCAGTCGCAGGCCAGGCGTACGGTGAAGGTCCCCCTGCCCCTCTGGGTGTCGGACCCGTTGAAGCTCTGCCATTCGGTCTCGCCGAAGGATATCAGCGCCGCGGGGAAGGTGACGGGATAATGGTCCTCCCCGTTCAGGAGGGCTTCGAGCTGTCCGGTGTCCTCGTCGACGAGGGAGATGCCGCTGACGGCGGCGAGCAGATCTCTGATCTGAATGTAGTCCTGTTCCATGATTTCTATTTGGTTAGAATGTTATTTAGATCCTTTTCAATCATCTGATGGAGGGCGGTGTCGATGGTCTTCGACGGGCCGAGGAACCTCCTCTGGGGTATCTTTATGTTCAGTACCTTCTTCTTGGTCAGTGCCAGCCCCTTCCAGAGGGAGGCTTCCTTGGAGTCGGCGGCACCCTTCTTTTTTTTCTTCTTCCCGCCCCCTGCGGCATAATAGCGGGCCCATGCGTAGCGTCTCATCTTGGGTGTGACCTTGGGGTGGGTGGTGCCGCCCTCGTTGTGGATGCCGGCATAGATGACGCGGTTGAAGATGGTGACGCAGGCGTCGCCGGGGGTGTAGCCGGTGCCGTTGTAGAGGACCTTGCGCGACGACATCAGCGGTCCCCTGCGGCTGTCCGCTCCGGAGCCGGAGGACTGGCGCCTCGTTTCCGGCCACTTCTGCAGGGCCCCGTCCTGGAATCCCCCGAGACGGAAGTTCTGCTGGACGATGGACTTCACCTTCGCCCCGGCCTTCACCGGCAGGGTGCGGTGGTAGTATCTGGCCAGTTCGGCGGAGCGGCGCTTTATCAGGGTCTGGAATTCGGCGGGGGTCATAATTATGTTACTTTTGCTGAAAAATATATCAAGCTATGAATCTTATTACACCTGAAATGAAGGACTCTGTCCTTGAACGCCTGATTGATGGCGGGAAATGCGAATATTCATATCCTCAACTGTCAGAGGAATCATCAATATCGGAAGAGTTTCTGGTGATAATCATCAAACAGTTCTCAGAACTGGGGCTGTTCAAGATAACACCTTTCACCGGCGGGAACTTCCTGGTCGTGGTCAGAGCAGAGGCACACGATATGGCGCGAAGAGGAGGTTTTACGGCCAGGGAGAAGTATTTTAAGGACAGTGTCGAGAAGCTTGAGAGAGAAGTGAAGCAGCTTCAGACGGACTTTCCCGACAGAGCCGAACGATTCGCCAACATTCTTTCCGGAATCAGTGCGGTCATAGCACTCTTCCGCTAACAGGGATTCTGCTTTTTCAAGGTTCGTATCGCTGGGAGCCTCAGCATATTCCACTTTAACAAGTCTGCCGTCCACTATCATGGTGCGGCGTATGATTTTTTTCTGCATAATTGATTGTTTTATTGAAAAGTTGTTATATTTGCAATGACGATTCCGTAGCTAATGACTACCGATTCGTCGACAGAAGGAGGAACACGTCAGTGCTCCTCTAACTTTTTTTATACAGCAGCCTCAAGCCATCGTTTGTTCGAATCCATACCTCATCAATGGACTGTCCATTGCTTATACGATTGTGAATTGACCTCTTCATGTAGGCATCGGTTAAGTCCGGCTGATCTATAATGATTCTGGATGCCTGTTTCAGCCCATGGTTCATCATATTCCTAAAGGCATTCATAGGGTTCCCGCTGACGAATCCTTCATGCTCGTACCAGACGCCATCAACCCTCAAATCCGGACATTTGTTTTCATACTGTGTTCCTCTCAGATTCTTGTAATAGCAGTCATACAGGAATTTCGGAGGTCTGGACATCTTTGGTGTCATCTCGACTTCTGAGCCCATTGATGCAAAATAATCGGCGACCTGTTGGATTTTTCCAAAATCCGAAGAGCTGACATCAATAAGTCTGCTTGTCTTAACTGTCCCCTTACCAATCCTGTAAAAGACGAAATCTTCTTCCGGTAAGCATGTTCTTAAATAGCTGCAATTTGCACAGTCTTTCCCCTTGTTGGTGGGTGTTCCAGATTGATGACCTCCTGTATTGAACGGGCAGGTGGCGCAGGAGTCCGGGAAGTAGGGGTGGGAGTCGCTGAACAGCTTCCCGTCATCGGCGGGGTTGTTGTCGAGTCCGGGGTCGGGCGCCTCGAATACGTCCTTCGGGACATCGGTGGCGGGGTCGTCGGTGGCCTCGAGGGAGCACTGGCAGCCCCATCTGTCGCCGGGGCGGTGTGCGCTCCAGAACGCATCGTCCACGGGCCGGACGGTGTTCCAGAAGACCATGTGGTCGGCCCCCGGGGTGGCGGCGGTGGACGGCACCCACCTGAGGTTCGGCAGCGCGTCCTTCTCCTCGCGGAACTGCATCCAGTCGCGGGCCTGTGCGGCACGCCTGACGGCGGTGTCGTACTCCGTCCGGAGCCATACCCGGTTATGGTGGTCGGATATCGGCTCCGCCAGCTTCACCCATTCGCGGAACGGGCGCAGCTGTCCGTCGTCACCGGTCAGCAGCCTGGCCATGCGTTCGCACTGGTCATGGACCTTGAAGGCGGCGAAGACTTCGTTGTTGTCCGCCATCACTTTGCACAGCTCCGGATATTCCTTCTGAAATTCGACGGAAACGGCCGAATCGAGGGTTTTCAGCAC